GCTTGCTTCTATGCTACAAATGATTTTATCTGGGATGTTTTGGCTAATATTACCGATGAAATGGGAAGACCTATCTTTGTTGCTGATACAACAGGGGAAGGTGTTGGCAGAGTATTCGGTAAACTGGTTAAAGAAGAGGATGCTGTACCAGCTAACGCATTGTTATTAGGGAATATAGCAAAAGGATATGTCTGTAATGCAAATGAAGACATAACAATGTATCAGCAAGATAGAGTTAAAGATCGTGAAACCGATTATGTTGGCTATTCTCTTGTTGATGGCAGCCCAATGACAACAAAAGCGTTTGTTTATGCCAAAAAAGAGGTTACTGAATCTTCTTCCTCGTAAACAATAGATTTTGCAGTTAGAATCTTTAAAAAATCCCTATCGCTCCGGCGAGGGGGATTTTTATAAGGATTTTATCCTGTGTTAAGTTACATATTAAGAAAATAAGGAGAAAAATATGTCTTTATTTAAAATGATCAAAAAAATCGGAAATCACGATGACAGCCATGAGATAGATACGCTTTTTGGCAGAGTAAACCAGATTGTCAGTTTTATTGAAAAGCCTGGTAAAAAAGTTAAAGAGTTGACCGATTTGGTTAATGGAGTTATTGACAAGGTTAATGGGGTTATTGCTATTGTTGATGAACTTACTGACAAATTTGCTAAATTACAGGAAGTCGCAGCTGTATTATTTGCTAAGCCTGAAGGTTCTGAAGAATCAGAAAACACTGAAGAATCTGAAGAAACTGCAAAAGCTTAAGAAAAATAATTTATTGAATTTTTAAAAAATCCCTATTGCTCCAGCGAGGGGGATTTTTATAAGGATTCGAGAGGTGTAAAAAATGCAATTATCAGAAATTAAAAGTTATTTGCGTGTTGATTTTAACGATGATGATGCTTTGCTTACGGGTTTAATGACTGGTGCAGAGGATTACATTAAAAATACCACAGGTAAAAAATTTGAAGAGGATTCAGCCGGCAAAGAGCCTGCTTTATATGTTTTGGCTGTTCAAATGCTTGTAGGTCATTGGTATAGCAATCGTGGTGTTGCTTCCGATAAGCCTGTAAACGATTTACCGTATAGTTTGACAGCGATTGTTAATCATTTGGCTTTGTGTGGAGTTTATGAGTAATACTTTTTTGATTTTTGGGGATAGCCCGACAATGTTGGAAGTAACTCCCTTTCTTCCTTCATTTAGGGCTAAGTTCCGAACTATATCGCTAAACCGTACAAAATGGCAATGCGAATACACAATAGGAATGGATAAAACAACGTGGGAAATCATTGAAAAAGAAATTTTAAGCGGAAAAATACCGCCTGATTATAGTAAATGGGTTGCTCCACAAAGATTTAATAATTTAAAAGTGCCGTTTTATGAGGCATATTTTAATGATGATGAAATTGACAATGACCATGACAATAGATTATATCCTGGTCCTAATTCTTTGATCCCTGCTTTAAATCTTGCTTTTGATGAAGGGGCAAAAAGAATAGTTATTTTAGGCTGTGAGCTTATTATAAATACTCCGCATAGTACAGACCCAGGCAGGGTTTTTGCTCCGTTTAATTGGGCTGAAAAAGCTGAAAAGATTAAAAATACTGTCAATGAGTACAAAAAACACGTTGAATTCTTGCAGATTGCAGCGCCGGATCATTTACTTGATATTCCGGTAATAACACCGGAGGAGCTTTTAAATAATTATGAATAATTCAGGTGATTTGAATAGAAGAGTTGAAATTTGGGGCAAAGAGCCTGTTTTAGACAGCGCCGGAAATCCTGAAAAAGATAAACTGTCGCAGGAAGTAATTGAGCCTCAAAAGCTTGCTACTGTGTGGGCTAGTGTTTCGCCCCGTACAGGTTCTTTATTATCAGGAAGACAGGCTGATACAATACTTTCAAAAACCACTCATTTAATAAAAATAAGGTATTCTGCTTTTAAAACGCTTTCGGATAAAAACTGGCTTATTTATCAGGGGCATAGATTCAATATTGATTATATTTTAAACCCTGGATTTAGTAATGAATTTCTGGAAATTTTTTGCAATGAGGTTGTTTAATGTCGGACGGTTTTGATGTAAGCGAATTGTCAGACTTAACAAAAGATATACTTGTCCTGGCTAATGACAAGATGCCGAAAGAAACAAGAAAATTCCTTAATAAACAAGCTGGTCAATTAAAAGCAAGGGTTTTAAGAGTTGCAAGGTCTGAAACAGGGCAAAAAACAGGCAATTATATAAAAGGAATTAAAAAAGGCAAAGTTTATACATATCTTGGTGATGAACTTGCTATTAGAGTTTATGGGGCAAGCCCTCATACGCCTTTAGTTGAGTACGGGCATGAGATGGTAGGTCATAAGCCTAATAAAAAAGTCGGTGGGCGTGTTGCCGGAAAGTTTGTTTTTAAAAAGGGTTATGAAAATTTTAAAGATAAATTTGTTGATAATGCGGAGCAATTTGCAGGCGATATGCTTGATAAGGGGCTAAGTTAATGAATATAGAAAATGTAATAAGCGCTTTAACATTAGTTATTAATGCTAAATATCCAGCTTCAAAGGTTGCAAATAAAGAAATAAAAACAGCTGACAGACCTTGTTTTTATATAAAGTTCATAACTGAAAAAGATATACAGCTTGCGGAAAGTTATACCCAGGAATCAATATCTTTTGATTTGCTTTATTTTGCGGAAAGCAGATATGAGGGATATTTAGACCTGTTGGATAAAAGGAATGAGCTTAAGGCTCTCTTAAAAAAGCCTCTGAAGGTTGGCGATAAGTATTTAGAAATTGATGAAATTGAATTTAACCTAAATGAGGATGAATATATCTTAGACACATTGTTTAACGTTAATTCCGCTGAATATGAGGAAATTGAAAGCGTTGACGATAATAACCAGGAACTCATGGAAAATTTGGTAATAGATAAAGTATAGGAGTTTAAAAAATTATGACACTTCCACAAATTGAAATTAATTTTAAACAAAGAGCTGCAACGGCAATTCAGAGAAGCTCAAAGGGCATTGTTGCAATGGTTGTTACGGATAGCAATTACAGCCAAAACGGCGGAAAGCACGAATATACAAGCGCTTTAAATGTTACTGGGCTTGATGCTGCTAATATTAAGCTCGTTAAGCAATGTTTTTTAGGCGCTCCGGTAAAAGTTATTGTTATTGTTGTTGAAACTGCTTTTGAGGAGGCTGTTGATATTCTTAACAGTATAGAATTTAACTGGCTTGTCTGTAATATCGTAGCGGATCAGGCTGATATTAAAGCTTATGCCTCTGAAAAATATGCAGCTAAATTGTTTGGTACTGTTTTATATAATACTGGCGCTGCTTCAGATTTAAGACAGGTTGTTGACTTCCCAAATACAAGCGTTACTCTTGCGGATGGTTCTACTCAGGCTGGCTCTGATTATATTATCAGAATTGCCGGACTTTTGGCAGGGTTGCCGTTTACTCGCTCCGCTACTTATTATGTTTTGACTGACTTAAAATCAGTTACGGAAGTTGAAACAATTGCTGCCGGACAATTTGCTTTAATAAATGATTCCGGCGATGTTAGAGTTGCCAGGGCGGTAAATAGTTTAACTACTCTTAGTGAAAATATAACTGCCGATTTTCAAAAAATTACCATTTTTGAAGGTCAAACTTTAATAACCAAGGATATAAGAGCTGAATTTAAAAATAGTTATATTGGTAAATATAAAAATAAATATGATAATCAGGCTTTATTTATGTCAGCTGTTAGGGTTGGTTATTTTAGAGAACTGGCTAAAATAGATGTTTTTGATGAAAATTATTACAATACTTGTGATGTTGACATTGCAGAGCAAAAAGCTGCCTGGATTGCTTCTGGCAAGGATGCTGATGAAGTAAATGCCTGGAATGAAATTAAAACAAAATTAAATACTTTTAAAACCTGGATGTATCAACTTTGTGATGTCAAAATGCTTGATGCTATTGAGGATATGAAATTTAACGTAGCAATGTTCTAATTTTCCCTCAAATGAGGAGCAAAAATAATAAGTATAGAGTTTAATTAACAGGAGAATAAGCAAAATGGTTGAAACATTTAAAGCTAATGATGTTATTAGCGGTACATACGGCAGCATATGGATAGGTACTGAAAAATTCGCTCAATGTAATAAATTTGAAGCAAAATGTACTTTCAAGTATGAGGATGTGGATATTTCTGAGCAATTAGGCTCTGACCGTAAATTTGTAGGTTATGAAATTAAAGGAACTATTACGCTTAGTAAAGTTGATAGTTCCCTTGTTAAGCAACTTGCAGAGGGTATAAATAAAGGAAGTATGCCTGTCTTTAAAGTTGTTGCAAGAAATGCCGATCCATCCGCAAAAGGTCAGGAACGTGTTGAGCTTATTGATGTTACTTTTGATGAAATGACCTTGCTGTCATTCGAGCGCAAAAAACTTGTAACTGAAGAGTTCCCGTTTGCTGCTGTTGGCTTTAATTATGTAGATACAATTCAGGGGGCAACTGTATAATGGCAAAAGTAACAATTGACAAGCTTATAGCAAAAAGATTAGATGACGGTAAGAAAAAAACAGCTATATTTAATAGTAAAGAGCTTGGTGGTGATATTGAGGTTATTAGGACTCCTCTTAATAAAATTTTAAGCCTTATTGATGATGTGGAAAACCTGTCAACCTCAGATGCTATGGCTAGAAACTACGAATTAATTTATGAATGCTGTCCTATTCTGCATAATAAAGAGCTGCAATCAGCTTATGAAGTGGTTGAGCCTTTTGATATTGTCCCGAAAATTTTTAATGACAATATAGGAGAAATCAACAGCATAGCGAATCTTGTATTAAGTCTTTACGGGCTTGATGCTGAGGGGATAAAAGATACTGTAAAAAAGCAATAAAAGAAGGTGGGGAATTTTTATTCCTACATTATTATACACAAAAAGGTTTTGAAGCCAATTATTTGTATAATTTAAGCACTATGGAAAAAGCGTTTTACACTGCCAGTATGGAATTAGAAAGCGAAAGGCAATCCAATGGGTAAACAGGTTAATGTAGTCTTAAATCTTAAAGATGCTTTCAGCTCTCCGCTTAAAAAAATAGCTGAAAAGCTGGGAAAAACAGAAAAAGAGATTAAAAAGGCTACTAATACAATTAAGGCTTTTGGTAAGCAGGCAGGACAAGCTTTTAGAAATGCTGTGTTGGGTGCTGTTGCTATGGGTGCTGCTTTAGTTGGAGCTTTCGCCGTTGCTACAAAAACTACTCTTAGTTATGCAAAAGAAGTAAAAACAATGATGCGGTTGACTGGAGAAAGTGTGAGGAATGCCAGTTTAATGGTTGCCGTAGGTAAAAAATATAATATTAGCGCTGAAGGTATGGCAAAATCTTTGCGTATGCTTGGTATTAAAGCTGCAAATGGGGGAAAAGATTTTAAAAAATACGGTCTTGATGTTAAAGATTCGCATGGTCAATTATTGCCAGCTTCTATAATTCTTGAAAAAGTAGCTGACAAGTATAAAGAGCTTGGAGGAGGTCTTAAAGGGGCTATATTCGCTCAAAAATTAATGGGTAAAAGTGCAATGGAAATGGTTCCCCTTCTTTCTAAAGGTTCGTCTGGATTAAAAGCAATGGAAGCCGATGCAGCCAGAATGGGGCTTGTATTATCAGAAAAAAATATGGCTGATTTTGCTAAGTTTGCTGAAGGTGAAAAAAGATTTAAGCAGGCTATGTTAGGAATTAATGTAACTATTGGTTCAAAAGTATTGCCTGTTCTTGGTCAATTAGGTGAAAAATTAAATGTTGCTCTTACTAAATTTGATTTTAGGAAGGTTGGAATTATAGCAACTCAAATTTTTAATGGCATAGGAAACGCTATAAAGTTTGTTGCAAATAATCTTAACTGGATTATACCTATTGCTAGTGCTGCTTTAGGTTCTATTATAGCTTTTAAAGCAATTACAGCAGTAATGACTGTATTTACAACTTTGAAAAATGTTATTGCTGCTGTTAATGTCGTTCAAGGCATCTGGAATGCGCTTTTGCTTGCGAATCCAATAGGGCTTGTAGCTGTTGGAATAGGTTTATTGGTTGGGGCTGTCGCTCTATTAATAATGAACTGGAAAACTGTTTGTAGTTGGGCTAGTGCATTTTGGAGTTGGCTTAAAAAGCTTGGTGCTGAGGCATTAAAGTTTACTGGATTAATGCAAGGAATTAATAATATTAAATCAGCTGTTAATATTGTTAAAACTATAACAACAAAAACATCTCCTACTAAAAAGCCTCCTGGTCATGCTACAGGTACAAGTTATTTTGCTGGTGGGCTTACCGGAATAAATGAGGGCGGTCGAAGTGAAATTGTAAACCTGCCTTCAGGATCTCAAATAATTCCGCATGATATTGCTAAAAAATCGGGTGGTGGAATGTCTATAAAATTCGGCGATATTATCATTCAGGGAAATGTTATCGGAAATCAGGAATTTTTGAACGAAATGGGTAATATGTTTGCAATTAAAGTAAAAACAGCTTTAGCGAATATATAAGACACGTTTAAAGCCATTTTAACGAGTTTAAATTAATGTCAGGGTATAAAACTATGGGTGTTTTTTAATGAATATAATTTTAAGCGCAAATAATAATAAAGATGTTTATACTCTTCCTATTGTGCCGAATGGGATTGAAATTAATTCCCCTCAAAAAAATGAAACTTTTGAAGGGCTTAATAGAGATATTACATTAATCGGAAATCCAGGCTTAAAAGAAATTCCTATTACTTCGTTTTTTCCTGTAAATAAAGATTATCCTTTTATCGCTCAGGAAGCGGAAAAAAACGGCTGGCGATATGTTGAATTTATTGAAAATCTGAAAAAATCAAAAACTCCGGTGCGAGTAATTATAACGAATAAGCAAAAATACACCGTTTTTAATGGTTTGTGTTCCATTGAAAACTTTAAATTTAAAACTGATAACGTGGGTGATATTCAATATACGCTTGATTTAAAAGAGTTCACAGAATTATGAATGATTATAAACTTTATATTAATAAGGTTGACCTTACAAAATATTCCGGTGATATTGAGTGGGGCGATAATACAGATAGTATAAGCTCTGAATTCTCATTTAAACTTGCTAATAAAAACGTTAATGTTGGTGATATATTTCAGTTAATAAACAATAATAATGAAGTTATTCGGGGTGTAATAACTGATGAAGGTTATAACCAAAATTTAACAATATTTAGCTATCAAGGCTTTGATTATGGGTTTTATCTGAATAAAAATGAGGTAATTATTCAATTTAACGGTATTCCTGCAAGTCAGGCAATCCAGCAGCTTTTAAGTTCTGTTGGTATTCCTTACGGCTCTATTGTTGATATACCTATAAAAATAACTCAAATTTATAAA